TAGAGTAATAATAAAAAATGGAAGCAAGTATCCAGGAAACGAACATATTGGCGCTTTTGGCTGTGATAGCTATGATATATCCGGAACTACAGATGGTAAAGGTTCAAAGGGATCACTTCATGGACTCACTAAGTTCAGCATGGAAGAGGTACCAGCAAATCGGTTTTTTCTGGAGTATATAGCAAGACCGCAAACAGCGGAAATATTTTTTGAAGATATACTTATGGCATTACATTTTTATGGTATGCCAATACTTGCAGAAAATAACAAACCTAGATTATTATATTATTTAAAGCGAAGAGGTTATAGAGGTTATTCAATGAACCGACCGGATAAGACTTGGAATAAGTTATCAGCAGCTGAAAAAGAAATAGGCGGTATACCAAACTCGAGTGAAGATATAAGGCAAGCACACGCAGCCGCAATTGAAAGTTATATTAATTCTTACGTAGGAATAAATGCTAATGGTGAATATGGAGATTTATATTTTAACGAAACTTTAAATGATTGGGCTAAGTTTGATATAAATAAAAGAACAAAGTTTGATGCAGCAATAAGTTCTGGTTTAGCAATTATGGCATGTAATAAAAATTTATATGCGCCTAAGCCAAATATACAATTAAAAAATAAAGTAAATTTTAGTTTTGCTAAATACGATAATAAAGGCAATTTTTCAAAAATAATAGAATAAATGAGTAAAGTACTAACAAGAGGTATTTTCCCCAGCCAAGCAGTATCTGATGCTGAAAAGGCTAGTAATCAATACGGACTAGAAATAGCAAGAGCTGTAGAATCCGAATGGTTTAAAAAAGACTCGGGAAGTACACGTTACTTTGCAAATAGAGATAATTTTCATAGATTAAGACTATATGCAAGAGGCGAACAAAGCATACAAAAGTATAAAGATGAATTGTCTATTAATGGTGATTTATCATATTTAAATTTAGATTGGAAGCCAGTTCCTATTATACCTAAGTTTGTAGATATAGTTGTAAATGGTATACAAGAAAGAACATATGATTTAAAAGCATATTCAGTAGATAATATTGCTTCTGCTGAAAGAACAGAATATGTAAGAGGTATAGTAGAAGATATGCGTTTATTTTCTTTTAAACAAAATGTAGAAGCACAAACAGGGTTAAATACTTTTAATAATGATCCTGAAAGTTTACCGCAATCAGACGAAGAGTTGCAATTACATATGCAATTAAATTATAAGCAATCTATTGAAATTGCACAAGAACAAGCAATAAATAATGTATTTGAATTAAATAAATACGATTTATTAAAGAAAAGATTAGATTACGATATAGCTGTATTAGGTATTGGCGCATTAAAAAATAGTTTTAATACAGCAGAAGGTATTAAATTAGAATATGTAGACCCAGCTGATTTAGTTTATTCATATACGGAATCACCATATTTTGATGATTTATATTACGTAGGTGAAGTAAGAAAAGTACCTATTGTAGAGCTTAAAAAACAATTTCCAGAATTAACAAAAGAAGATATAGAACATATTGAAGGATTTGGTTCTGGTAATTCTAAATTATATAATAAATCATATACAGCAGAAAGTCAGGATAAAAATTATGTGTATGTATTATATTTTGAATATAAAACTTTTGAAAATCAAGTTTATAAAATAAAAGAAGGCGGTAGCGGTTATCAAAAAGCATTAAAGAAAAATGACCAATTTAATCCCCCTAAAGACGCTAGAGCTAGATTTGAAAAAGTAAATCGTTCAATTGAAGTATTATATGAAGGTGCAAAAATTGTAGGTTATGATAAATTATTAAAATGGCAAAAAGCTATTAATATGACAAGACCTAAGTCTGATATTACAAAAGTTCAGATGAGTTATAATATTGTAGCACCAAGAATATATAAAGGTAAGCCTGAGTCATTAGTTGGTAGAATGACATCATTCGCAGATATGATTCAAATAACACATCTTAAATTACAGCAAGTACTTTCAAGAATGGTTCCAGATGGAGTATACTTGGATGCGGATGGTATTGCTGAAGTAGATTTAGGTAATGGTACAAATTATAATCCGCAAGAAGCATTGAATATGTATTTTCAAACTGGTTCTGTTATTGGTAGATCAATGACTCAAGATGGGGATATGAATCCTGGTAAAGTGCCAATTCAAGAATTACAATCATCAGGAGGTAATAATAAAATAGCTAGTTTAATAAATAGTTACAATTATTATTTACAGATGATGAGGGATGTCACAGGATTAAATGAGGCAAGAGACGGAAGTACTCCTGATAAAAATGCATTAGTTGGTATACAAAAACTTGCGGCAGCAAATAGTAATACTGCAACAAGACATATATTACAAGGAGGTTTATATGTGACATTAAAAACAGCTGAAGCTGTATCATTAAGAATAGCAGACGTATTAGAATATGGAAATACTAAACAGCAATTTACGCAATCTTTAGGTAAAATTGATGTTGGTAATTTAAATGAAATAAAAGAGTTGTATATACATGATTTTGGTGTATTCTTAGAATTGGCGCCGGATGAAGAAGAAAAGCAATTGCTTGAAAACAATATTCAAATGGCAATCCAACAACAACAAATAAATTTAGAAGATGCTATTGATGTAAGAGAAGTACGAAATTTAAAACTTGCTAATCAATTATTAAAAATTAGAAGACGTAAAAAGTTTGAGCAAGATAGACAAATTCAACAAGAAAATATTCAAGCCCAATCACAATCTAACGCACAATCAGCCCAAGCGGCGGCAGAAGCTGAAATACAAAAACAACAAGGAACAGCAGAAAGTAAAATACAAATTGCACAAGCACAGTCACAATTTGATATTGCAAAATTAGAAAGAGAGGCAGCAATTAAGAAAGAATTGATGGAATATGAATTTCAATTGAACATGCAGCTTAAAGAAAAGGAATCTGAGGTGATTAAAAATAAAGAAGCATATAAAGAAGATAGAAAAGACGAAAGAACAAAAATACAGGCTTCACAACAAAGTGAACTTATAGATCAGAGAAAATCTGGTAAACCACCTAAAAGTTTTGAATCATCAGGATTTGATAATCTAGGTGGGTTTGGTTTAGAACAATTTGAACCAAGATAAACATTTAAACATTTATATAATATTTTATTATGGCAGAAATTAAAGCAAAAGCAATAGACGCTGAAGAACCGTCTATTCAAGAAAAAGAAGAAGCATTACAGAAAAAGGCATCAAATTTTGATGAAGAAACTGGGGTGTATAAAGTAAATTTAAGCGAACCTAAAACAGAAACAAATGCCGTTCAAGAACAAAAAACAGAAGATGGCGTGTTACGCGGAAGCAGCGAAAATGAAGAAGCTGGGCAAGAAACCGAAATGGAATTGCAAGAAGTACAGCAAGAAGAAAAAGTAGAAGAAACACCAGTATTAGAAGAAGTAACAGATGAAGAAATTGAAAATCAAACAAGTCAAAATGAAAGCAATGAAACAACTAAAACAGTTGAAGAAGTTGCCCAAGTTGAACAAAAAGAACAAATTGAATATCCCGAAAATATAATCGAACTTGTAAAGTTCATGAACGAAACGGGAGGGACTTTAGAGGATTATACAAGACTAAACGCGGATTATTCAAATGTTGACGACGGTACATTGTTAACAGAATATTACAAACAAACAAAACCTCATTTAAGTTATGATGAAATACAATTCCTTATGGAAGATAATTTTTCATATGACGAAGAAATAGATGAGGAAAGAGATATAAAAAGAAAAAAATTAGCTCATAAAGAAGCGGTTGCAAATGCCAAAGACTTTTTAACAGGGCTTAAGGATAAATATTACAAAGAAGTCAAGTTGGGTTCTAAGTTACTTCCTGAGCAACAAAAAGCAATAGACTTTTTCAATCGTTATAATAATGAGCAAAAATCAGCTGAAGAATTGTTAGCGAAACAAACGCAACATTTTGAGCAAGAAACTAGTAAAGTTTTTAATGATAATTTTAAAGGTTTTAATTTTAACGTTGGAGACAAAAAATACAGGTTTAATGTTAAAGATGTAAGCCAAGTAAAATCACAGAATTTATCAAATGTTTTTGATAAATATGTTAATGAGAATTCACTTCTTAATAACGCTGCTGATTTTCACAAAGCTTTATTTGCTGCTTCAAATTCTGATGCAATAGCAAACCACTTTTATGAGCAAGGCAAAGCAGATGCCATAAAACAAATGACTGCAGAAGCTAAGAACATTAATATGGATCCTAGAAAAACTGCAAATGGTTATGTTGAAGCTGGAGGAATAAAAGTAAAAGCTATTTCAGGAGATAACAATTCGGGGCTAAAAGTTAAATTAAAAAATTACTAACAAAAAAAAATAATTTAAAATGGCTACATTTACAGTAGGGACAGGCGGTATAGTACAGCCTAATGCCCAAAAAATGACTACTTTAAATTCATATATTGATATAAGAACTTCTGGTTGGGCACAACAGTATCTACCAGAATTATATGAATCAGAAGTAGAAAAATATGGAGACAGATCAATTTCTGGATTCATAAAAATGCTAGGGGCAGAAATGCCAATGGCATCTGACCAAGTTATTTGGTCTGAGCAAGGAAGATTACACTTAGCTTATAACGGAGAAGTTAACGGAACAGCGGCAAGTGGTGAACACTTAGTTGACACAATTACAGATATTGATTCTGGAAGTTCTGTTGCTCACGCTGTAAGAAAAGGTGCAACTATTGTTGCGGTTGTTAATAATGTTGTATTTAAGGCACTTGTAACTGAAGGTATTGAGACATCAACTTCTCAGTTAAAAATTAAGCCTTATGGTGCAGCTACAATTGACGCATTATCAGGTATTACAAATGCTGATGACCAAGCAATAAAATTCTTTGTTTATGGTTCTGAATTTGGTAAAGGAACTGGCAAAATGGAAGAGTCTATTGAGCCTAAGTTTTTATCTCTTTCTAACCAGCCAATGATTATCAAAGATCATTTTGAAATCAATGGTTCTGATACTGCTCAAATTGGTTGGGTTGAAGTTTCAGGAGAAAATGGACAAAACGGATATTTATGGTATTTAAAATCTCAAGGTGATACAACTAAAAGATTTGAAGACTATTTAGAAATGGTAGTAGTAGAAGCTGAAAAAGCAGCTGGTACATCAACAGTTGGTGTTGCTGGTTCAGAAGGTTTATTATCTGCTATCGGGTCAAGAGGTTTAGTAAGTAATGATATGTTTGATGGAACTCCAGATCTTACAGATTTTGATAATTTAATTACTCAATTAGATTCTCAAGGAGCAATTTCAGAAAACATGTTATTCATTAATAGAGCTGCAAACTTGCAGGTTGATGATTTACTTGCTGCTGTGAACCCTCATATTTCAGGCGGATTAAACTTTGGAGCATTCAACAACTCAGAAGATATGGCGTTAAATCTTGGATTTAATGGTTTCAGAAGAGGTGGTTATGAATTCTACAAAACTGACTGGAAATATCTTAACGATAAATCTACAAGAGGAAACATTGGTGGTTTAAAAGGTGTATTAGTGCCAGCTGGTACTTCATCTGTATACGACCAAAGCCTTGGTAAGAATGTAAGAAGACCTTTCTTACACGTTAGATATAGAGCTTCAGAAGCTGATGATAGAAAACTAAAAACTTGGATCACTGGTTCAGTTGGAGGTGCAACAAGCTCTGATCTTGACAAAATGGAAGTACATTATCTATCAGAAAGATGTTTAGTAGTTCAAGCTGCTAACAACTTTGTTAGATTTGATGACTAATATTTATTAAAGGATTGGGCGCTTCGGCGTCCAGCCCTTTATTTTAACATTTTTATTTTATTATATTATGGCAAAAAAACAAAAAGTAGCGGTGGCTACTCAAGAACCGGCAACGGTTGCTCCATCAAAAAAAGTGGTAAAACCACTTATAAAGGATAAATTATACGAACTAATTATTTCTGAAACACCACTTATTTATATGCTAAAAAGCAAAAATATTATGTGGTTTGATAAAGAATTAGGTTATGAAAGAGAAATTAAATATTGTGAAAATCAAAAAACAATATTTGAAGATGAAATGAAAGGTCCACAAAGATTGCAACATATTGCATTTAAAAATGGACAATTATATGTCCCAAAAGAAAAGCAAGTATTACAAAAATTTTTAGAATTTCATCCAGATAATGGTGTAAAATTTAAAGAATATAATGCTGAACAAATAGCTGAAGATGATTTAGATGTTTTAGAATTTGAATTAGAAGCAATGAGTACGGCGCAAAAATTAGATATAGATCACGCGGAAGCAATATTAAGGTCAGAAATAGGAAATGAGGTATCTAAAATGACTTCTAAGGAGCTTAAAAGAGATTTATTATTATTTGCTAAGAATAACCCTAATTTGTTCTTAGAACTTGCGAATGATGAAAATATAAATATTAGAAATTTAGGTATAAAAGCTGTTGAACAAAATTTAATACAGTTATCTAATGATCAAAGAACATTTATTTGGGCATCAACAGGTAGAAAACTTGTAACAGTTCCATTTGATGAAAATCCATATTCGGCTTTAGCTGCATGGTTTAAAACAGATGAAGGTGTTGAAGTTTACCAAACAATTGAAAAAAGACTAAAATAAGTTAGTAGTGGTTGAGCCGCTACGGCGGCTTAATCATTATATAAAAAAAATATGGCAATATCAGTAAATTCAGTATATAGAACCGTACTTTCAATATTAAATAAAGAAGGCAGAGGATATTTAACTCCTGATCAATTTAATAGAATAGGAGCACAAGTACAATTAGACTTACTTGAAAGAGCTTTTTATGATTATAATAAAGCAATGAATAGAAAAAAAAGTTATGTAACTAATGACGAATATGCTAATCTGCCAAAAAATATTAAAGAAAAAATTGATATTTTATCAAAAGAAGCATCATTAACTATAACAGCTGGAGCATCTACATTGCCAGCGGATTTATATAGGGTTATAAATATTAGTTCAAATAATAGAACAATTAATTTAGAAGAAGTTAAAAAATCTGAATTAACATATATAAATGCTTCAAAATTGACAGCGCCATCATTATCTTATCCTGTATATTATATTGAATCAGCATCTGCAAACACTACAAATCAAGAAACAGCATCAAGCTCTTCAATAACAACAAATATTAAATTTTTACCAACTACTTTGACATCTGCTACGATAGATTATGTAAAAATTCCACAAGAACCAAAATGGAGCTTTACAAGGGTTACTGATACAAATGCTTATAATTATCAAGCAAGCACATCATATGATTTTGAAATACATAAATCAGACCAAGTTGATTTAATTATAAAAATATTAGCACATGCGGGCGTAATAATAAAAGATCCTACTGTAATACAAGTAGCAAATTCTGAAGAGCAAAAAGTAATACAACTAGAAAATTCATAATAAATGGGACTAATAAACGTAACACAACAGGCTTATTATAGTCAGTCACAACAATTTACTGCTAATGGTTCAACAGATGTATTTACATTATTAACAACTTATTTTCCTACGTTACCCGCTGCAAAAGCTGATATTCAAGTTTTTATAGATGGAAAAGAAATAAGTACAGGTAATTATAGTTATACTGGCGGTGTTTTAACAATTACCGGCAATGCAAATAATAATAATGTTATAACATTAGTTGGTAGTAATTATTATCCAAATAATGGATTAATAGTTGAAGTAAAAGAATTTGCTAAAGCAGAAAGATTTGGAGGCTATAGATATATATCTTTAGCTGATTTAATAAATAACTATTTAGTTTCATATGTTGGAGATGGCAAATTAATAAACAATGTAAGAAAAACAGATGTTTTATTCCATGCTAAAAGAGGAATACAAGAATTTAGCTATGACGTTTCAAGAGTTGAAAAAATACAAGAAATACAGTTAGGAACAAGTTTATCAATGCCTTTACCTCAGGACTACGTACATTATGTTAGAATTTCTTATGTTGACGATTCTGGTATTGAAAATATAATATATCCAGCTAGATTTACATCAAAACCTTCACAATCAATATTGCAAGATGACGATTATAAGTATTTATTTGATTCAGATGGTAGTTTATTAACAGGTACTCCTATTACAAGCGAAAGATTCAAAGAATTTGAAATGATAAAATTAACTGGTAATGATATAGGGTCAGATGCTAATTATACTCAAAATGATGAATTAGATAGAATACATATACAAGGCGGAAGATATGGGTTAGATCCTGAAGTTGCTCAAAATAATGGGGTATTTATAATTGACGAATTAAATGGTAAAATTAGTTTTTCTAGTGATGTAGCAGATAAAATAATTACATTAAAATATATATCAGACGGATTAGGAACAGATGACGAAATGCAAGTACATAAATTTGCAGAAGACGCAATGTATAAATATATAACTCATGCTATAGCAAGTACCAAAGCTAATATGCCCGAATATATAATAAACAGATTTAGAAAAGAAAAAAGAGCTGCTATGCGTAATGCAAAGCTTAGATTATCAAGTTTAAAATTAGGTGAGCTTACTCAAGTAATGAGAGGTAAATCAAAACAAATTAAGTAACACATGCCAGAACTTAAAAATACCTTCCTAGAAGGTAAAATGAATAAAGACCTAGATGCTCGTTTATTAAAAAACGGAGAATATGTAGATGCTCAAAATATTTATATAACTAAATCTGAAGGATCTGATGTTGGCACTGTTCAAAATATTTTAGGCAACACATTGCCATATTCATCAAGCATTAATAAAGGAACTGTTATAGGATATTATGCTGATAGCGAAAGAACAAGTAATAATGAATATAGAATATTTTATTTTGTAAAAGGAACTGGAAGTTATGCTGATAATATTTATTATTATGAAGCAGGTTCAACAACAGCTCCTATATCTTTAATAGACAATACAAGTAACTTTTTAAAATTTAATACAAATTATTTAATTACAGGAATTAATTTAATTGATAATTTATTATTTTGGACAGACAATTTAAATCAGCCAAGAAGAATAAATATATTAACAGCTTTTGATAATACAAGTTATTACAATAATGAAGATAAAATATCTGTAGCAAAATATTACCCATATACTCCTCCTCAAGTTTTAACTCAGCAGGGCTCTACGTACTATACCGGTATGCAAAAAGCTAAAACAACAGCTGATACTGAAACTTCTACTACAAATACAAATATAACATTAAATACATATAATAACGACGTCCATGAAGGCCAAGTCATATATAACGGCTCAACATCTATTGGTGTTGTAGAAAGTGTAAGTTCAGACGGTTTAACAGTTACTGTTGATCAAAATGTTAATATTACAGCTAGTTCAGGATCACCTGTTACATTAACATTTTTAAACCAAAATGAACGATTAGAAGAAAAATTTGTAAGATTTGCATATAGATTTAAATATTTAGATGGTGAATATTCATTAATATCACCGTTTACGCAGCATTGTTTTATACCTAAAACATATAATGCTAATTATGAAGACTCAGAAGGAACAAGTTATAACGCAGGTGGTATAACAGCTAGCCAAGAAGAGCTTGCTGCAAAAACAACAGAATTAGAAAGTTTTGTTAATGATATTGCGCATGTTAGATTGCAAATTGAACTGCCCTCAGCAAATCCTACAACTGATTTTGAAATTGACAAAATAGAGATATTATATAAAGAATCAGATAAGCCATCATTGAAAGCTATAGCACAGCTTAGCATTACAGATGCAAGTGTTGGATCTGACAAAATATATAATTATACGTATAAAGGTAATTTACCTTATAAAACTTTACCAGAAGCACAAGTTACTAGAGTATATGATAATATACCTGCTAAAGCTAAAGCACAAGAAATAATAGGTAATAGAATTGTTTATGGTAATTATCAAGAAAATCCTAATAATAAACCTTATAGTTCGTATTCATTTGATTATGAAGTTTTTGTAGAAGACAGGGGGAGTATGGAACCAGGAGAAAAATATCATATACAATATCCTTACCATACTATAAAAACAAGAAGAACATATCAGGTTGGAATTGTGCTCGCAGATAGATATGGTAGACAATCTCCGGTGTTTTTATCTGATAACGTGGACAATTCTTTGGTTAAAGTAAATGCAAAAAATACAAACGAAGCTTCAAATAGTTGGAATGGAGAAATTTTAAAAATAAAATTTAATCAACCAATCCCAGATAGTGATGCAAATGCTGCTTCAGTATTATATGATCCAGCTAACCCAACAGCTAATCCAACTGGGTGGTATTCTTATAAAATTGTTGTAAAACAAACAGAACAAGATTATTATAACGTATACGCTCCAGAAGCAAAAGATAATATACCAAATGTAGATACTTTAGCGGCTCATTCAGGTATATATCATAGCGATGAAGATAAAAGAACTTGGTTAGTATTGCATGGCGATAATATAAATAAAGTGCCCAGGGACACAACAGAAGAATCTGTTGATGATAATTCTGTATTCCCAACTAATATAAGTTTATATCCTAAAGTAAATAGCCATTTAACATATATAATGGATGATGGCCCATTAATTGATATAACAAGTATTGGTAAAGCACTTGATCACGGGTTAGAATTAATTAATCCCGCATATACTGGTATAGAGCAAGAAACAGGTAATACGTATTTACAATTTCATAATTGGAGAAAAAATCCTTTATTAGCTGAATTACCGGATGGATATGGCAGAACAATTAATGTTACACAATCATCTCAACAGCCTTTAATTTTTCAAGGCACATTAGGGTTTTCAGTATGGGAAACTAAACCATTTGAAAGTGCATTAGATATATATTATGAAACTTTAACTTGTGGTTTAATTTCTGATTTAGAAAATGAAATTAATAATGGTTTTGGAGGTGGTGGTTCACCAACCGGACAAATACCAACAACCATACAATTTAATGATAGCACTACATCTGCAAGTTTTGACGAAGGATTAACAGCTCCTAATCAAGTGGGTACTAATTTACAAACATTAGATCAAAATGGTACAGCTATTCCTAGTGGATTAACGTATTCAATTGTTAGTGTGCTAGAAGACGGGGCAACACCACCGCTGCAGGAAGCATCAGAAACACATTTTGGAATTCATGATGCTGGGAATAATATATATCAATTGAGAATAACTAATCCTGAGTTTTATTATGGTGCGTCTGGGCATACATATACCGTAAGAATAAAAGTATTAGATAACCAAAATAATCCCGCTAGGTATCAAGATTTTTCAATTACATTAAATAATTCAACACCTACTTTAGTTTTACCAGCAACAGCAAATCATATACATTTTAGATCAACAGCAGCAATATTTAGTCCATCAAATACAACGGTAAATGGTAGTGCAGACCCTGATCAAGATAATATATTTACAGGCACAAGTGCATATGCAATAACTGGTGTTACATATGACCCAGGTGGCAATGATGAGGATAGTAGCGGAACACAAGTTTCTAAATTTACAGTAAATGGAAGTACAGGGGCTGTTTCAGCAAATAATCATAATTTTCCATCAAGTGAAGTTGGAAAAGTATATAGAATCACCATGACGGTTACTGACGATGGTGGACTAACTTCCACGTCTGCAAGTTGTGATGTCACAATTGGTGGGTGGTTTTTTGGTAATTATTTATATGGTGCTTTTACTGATATTTGTGGTGTTATAAATTCTAATTCTCCCAGTCAAAACTTTTATATTAAAAGACCCGCATCAAACACGTCAACATCATTAACACCACAATATAATGATGAGGTATATACAGATGCTGCTCTAACTACCGCATTTAATGCAGGTGCTGTTATAACACAGATTGTTGGAGGTGGTGACGGTACAGGTATACATACGGAAGTAATTGGTGGTAAAGTTCAATATATTGACCAAGACAACAATTGTAGCGGATACCCTGGCCCTTAGAGAATTAAGAAAATATGTAATAATTAAATAATATGGCAGCTATTAAAGAAATCGGTTATTTTAACTCTATATTTGTAAAGTCTTTTGACTATTCTAGCAATGCTAGTAATAAATATCATATAGAAGAAAATAGAATAAAAGGTGGATTTAATAACACCCAAATGGACCAAGGTGTCCGTGCATATGCTGTAAATGACGATTATACTGTAATAAATAGAAAAAATGCCATGATATATTCTGGTATTTATAATTCAAAAACCGGCATTAATGAATTGAATCAATTTCCTATTGGTGCAAATATTACAAAAGCAGTTGATATTACAGATGGATCAATACAAAAACTTCATGCTGAAGATCGTGAACTATTTATATTGCAGGAAGATAAAGTAAATGCGGCAGGTATAAATAAAGATTTTATATTTACAGCGGAAGGTCAACCATTGTCAACAGCATCAAATATTGTAATTGGGCAGGTAAGAACGTATTTAGGCAAATATGGTATAAGCTTAAACCCAGAAAGTTTTGCTGTTAAAGGAAATAGAAAATATTTTACAGATAGAAAAAGAGGTGTTGTATTAAGATTAACAAGAGACGGATTAACTGAAATATCAAATTATGGTATGCATGATTATTTTAAAGATAATCTTAAAAACAATACAAAGCTAATTGGGTTATATGATAATGTAAAAGACCAATATATATTACATTTAAAAGATTCAGCAAAAACAATTGCTTATGATGAAAACTCCAGAGGCTGGACAAGTTTTTATACATATTATCCAGAAGCTGGGTTTACTTTAAATAATACATTTTATACTTTTTATCAAAGTAATATATATGAACATCATAGTACATCTGGCAACTATAATACATTTTATGGTTTATCTGCGCAACCTTCAACAATTTCTTTAATTGTTAATACAGATGCATCAACAGTTAAAAACTTTAAGACATTAGGTTATGAAGGGACAAGCGGGTGGTATGCTAATAACATAAAAACAGATGCCGATAACAATAATTCATCTGATACAGCAGCAAATATATCAAAATATCAATATGATTACGGTTATGATAATAACAATGATTTAATAAGTATTTTGCCGTCTATGTTTAGTAAAAAAGAAAGTAAATATTTTTCTATATTGCAAAACAATTCGGAAGCTCCTGGGGAAAATGAAATTTTGTTTGGGCATGAATACATTTCAGGAATTAAAGGTATGTATATGGATATTACATTAGGTACAACAGAAAATAACAAACAAGAATTATTTGCAGTTTCAAGCGAAGTTGCACAATCATCAAAATAAAAAATTATGAGCGACGGTAAATTTATGAAATTTCTCGGTGGCGGAGGTGCTTCTTTAATAGGTGCCGGTGTTAGTTTGATTGGTGGCCTTATAGGTGCTGGTAAAGCTAGACGTGCCGCAAGAGCACAAGCAAGACAAGCTGCTGCATTAAACAGAAGGATAGAATCGCTTGAAGCAAATAGGCAAGCAGTAATAAATCCTTATGCTAATGTTAGAGATTTAAGTTCAATGGTTTCAAATCCATTTGAAAATTTACAAGTTGCAACTGCTGCGGCTGAAATGAGAGCACAAGAACAAGACATATCACTAGCAACTACACTAGATACATTAAGAGCGACAGGTGCTGGGGCTGGAGGCGCTACAGCATTAGCGCAAGCAGCATCAAGAAGTAAAGCAAATATTGCTGCAGATATACAAAAACAAGAAGCACAAAACACAAGGCTAAGAGCACAAGGTGAACAACAAATGCAACAATTGCAAATGAGAGAAGCTGCTAGAGTACAACAAGCAGAAGCGCAAGGTAAAGCATTTATGTTTGGTGCACAGGAAAGAAGGGAAATGGCACAATTAAATAGATTAGCAGCACAACAACAAAATGCTGCTGCACAAGCAATGCAGTTAAGAGGACAAGCAAGTGCAATGTCAGGGCAAGCATTAGGTTCTGTTGGCAATATATTAGGTGCTATGGGCGGAATTGCTAAATACAATCAATATTTAAATAGCGGTATAACGCCTAATATAAGTGGTCATGGTCAAATGATTGGGACCCCTCCTCCTGTATATGGAACTCATACGCCTGATTTTGCTTTACAAAATTTAGGACAAACAATAAGTAATTCAATAGCAGCACAAAAAGCCGTTCAAGTTCCTGGTTTTAATTTAAGTTTAAATCAAGGAAGAGGAGCATTTGGTTCACAATATGGTGGCGCTTTTGGCGGTTACGGTAGAAATTAAAAATATTATGGGAGCATACGAAAATCCAAGATTCTTTAACGCGCCAAATTATATGGCAGGAACACAAGCTTTTATAGGTACTTTTAAAAAAGGTCTTGAAGAAGGTTTGCAATATGGTGAAAATCTTATCGCAGATAGAAAAGAATATGAAAAAGGTATATATGAAAAAGGTGAAGAATTAAAACAAGAATTAGATGCAGCTGTTAGTAATAGTCAAATGACTAAACAACAAGTGCAAGACGCTTTGAGATCATTTTATGATGAAGCATTGTCAGTTGATATGCCTACTAAAAAAGGATTAGGCGGTTTATTTGCAAAACCAACTGAAAGAAGATTAGGTAAGCTTGATTTAATAGAAGCACAAAATAGTTTTACAGATGCTGTCACGGGCATTAATACAGCATTTAATTATGCTTATGACCCTGAAATTGATATAATGGAAAATGAAGATAGAGGGCATCCACAATTTAAAAAGAAAAAAGCTATTTACGACGCAATAAAAAATGCAAGTGCAAATCCTAACTTTAATTATGCTGATGGTAAATTTGATGGAAGCCTTGAAGTTATGATAGATGGTAAAAAACAAAAATTTACTACAGGAGAAATTCAAGCTATATTTAGCGCATCAGGTAAAGAACAAAGAGATATTATTGATACCAAGCATAATGAAATGCTAGAGGGTGTTTCTACCCAAGTAACTACTGCTATTAACAATAATTTAGAATATTTAAAGTATGAAGAAGGTGATGAAAATAAATTAATTGTAGGAAGAAAAATTGCAGAAAAGATTGTTGATGAAAGATTAGGAATTATGGGAGAGCCTAGTCAATATAGTAAAGCAACATTAAGTTTTTTAAATGATGAGTACAATAACCATGCTGACGTTAACGAAAACCAAAAAATAGATATTGTTAAAAAAAGTTTAACATTTCTTCCTATAAATGTTAGTAAAAAATTAAGTACAGATGAAATTGCAAGAATTGCAAATGAACCTATGGATATCAGTGCTGCTACATATGCTGAAAGATATGATATAACACCAGAAGAAGCAATACAATTAAGACAACAAATATTACAAGGAAAAACAGAAGTTGTAAAAGCTTCTTATATGCAAGATTTAGCAGATAAAGGATTAGTAAATAAAGCTTATATTGCTCCAAAAGAAACATATACTCCTCCAACTGAAGGAGCTATTAATCGTTCTCAAATACGTGATTATGCTTCAACTAGAGCTAAAAATATTGCAAATATTACTTATTCAGCTATGGAAAAAACAGCTACGCCTGATGCACAAGATTCATTTTATGCTAATAGAAACCCAGAATCATATAGCGAACTTAAACCAGGGTATATTGTAGGCGCTGGTGTAAAAATGTATAATAATGTAGCATTTGATCCTAATGTAGAAGAAGGGCCTGATAACCCTAGAATAATTCCAGGATTAAAAGTAACTGATCAAATGAGAGAAAACTTTATTGGTAAAGTAGCAAAAATTGGTGATAAGGGGGAATTGTTTAGAATTAATAATGTATTTGTTAGTCCTGCAGGTAATATAGAATTTGATTACGAAGAAAGTGCAGTTACAGAAACTATAGACGGTGAAAAACAACAAACGGATATAATTGATCAAACTACACCTTATAATATATATAGTCCAGAATCTATGAAAAGCATGTATAAAGCTATGCTATCCGATTTAGGCTCTGAAAAATCTAAAGTTTATGGTGATAATTTATATTCAGAATTAATTTCTGGTTCTTATTTAACGAAGCCTGAACAATTTGCAGCTAGAAAAATGGATAAATGGGCTAATTATATCATTAATAATTATGGATATGAAAATATGAAAAAGTACCCAATGTTTATAAGCTGGTTAAGTGAAAATTATACTAATTTACCAGACAATTCACCTTTTGCTAATTCAGATGTTCTTAAAGGATTGGGGATAACTACACCACCAATTTTTAAATCAAAATAAAATTATGTACGAACTTAACGGACAACAGTTTAGTTTAGAGCAGGTAACAAATGCCGCTAAACAATCAAATATGGATTTAGATGCATACCTAGAAAAAGCTGGTATGGTAAAGCTAAACGACCCTGTAAAGGAGGCTGCGGTTGCGGGGTCGGAAAACACAAGCAGTACGGATTCCACTTCGGATCCTGGTTCTTCGGAATTAGAAAAAATTAATAATATTAGAAAAAAATTCGGAAATAAAAATGAAAATGTTATTTCAGAATTAAATGAAGAAGATGAAAAAAAGCTTAGAGAGCATATTGCTATTACATCAGGAAGCGATTTTAATTATGATGAAATAGCTAAAAAAATAGCAGCTGATCCTGAAAGGTATGCTAGTTTACTTACAGCAACACAAAACCCATCTGAATTATTAAATAGAAATAAATTACTTCAAGAATTAATGCCAGGTTTTTCAGAAGTTTCAAATCCTTATTTAGAAAAAATAGTAGACAAAGCCAGTACTATATCCTTTAGTGACGTTAAAAAAGGTTATGATTTAGTAACAAACCCTATTGCAACACTTGGTGCAGGAAAACCTGAATTTAGTGATACAAAATATAATTTTGATGATGATGATGCTGAATTATATAATGAGCCTTATTCTAGAGTAAAATTTGGTGGTAATAGTATTTTACATAAAGTTGCGGGAATGTCAGTAGGGGCATTAAGTGAACCATACATTTTTAGTGAAGAAAATTTAAATGAAGTTGGAGATGGTAATCGTTTTGTTATTACATATGATAATGAAGGAAGCGGAGTAAGAAATGAAAAATATAAAACTAAAAGTTTTAATATAAATACACTTAGAGCAATTTATAATGATCTTTCAACAAATAAACAAAACTCAGAAGATTTAGTAAAGTTTGGCGATCAAGACAAGTTTAATACCCATGTTGAACAAGACAGTTACAACCGTTTATTACCTAATGAAAAAATCTTTGCAAATTTACGTAAAGAATACGAAACAGCCTCTCCAGAAAAAAGAAAAGAATTAGAAAACAATCCTATTTTCCAAGCCTATATGGATAATGCACCTGAAAAATTATATGAAGTTTCAGGGCCTAATAAAGGTAATGTAGTTTCTTTAGATCAAGCCTCAGCTGACGCTCTAGAAGTTCAAGAAAGGTCTACAGAAATTTTAGAAACTACCGAAGCGGACATGCTAAAAACTGGTTTAGCAAGAGCTTATTCCAATCTTAAAGCAGCGGCTAAAGGAGCTCATACAGACATATTAAGAATAGGCGAAACAAATTTTAAAAATCAAACTTTTAAATATCCTGGACAAAAGTATATGTCTAATATACTTGATTTTGTTGGTGACGATACAAACTTTAATGCTGACTTAAGAAATTTAAAAAGTATTTTTGAAAATGATGAACTACCCGAAAATTTAACTACTATAGCTGGCACAACTCCTGGTGCGGTTAATTACAATAATGCTTTAAAAGAATATTTAGCATTTGGTAAAGCTGTAGCCATGAATATTGATCCTATAAAATCAGATAGAGATACGTTTATGGGTGGTGTTATAGATAATGTTGGTAGAACGCTAGGGCTTAATGAAAAATTAGAAAGTAAACAAGAAGCAGTAACATTTTTTAATGCGGCTATAAATAAAAACACTAGCCTCAAATACGTAGACCAAAAACAAGCAGATGAAAGATTATATGAAGGATTTGGTAACGCTAGATATATTGGTGATGGGTTTATAGATTTAGCTAAGTTTGCAGCAGAAATATATGCTTTAAGAAAAGTTTCGGGTAATGCAATTTCTAAAGGAATAAATAAAGCTGATAAAGCTTTAAAAGGAGGTGTATTATATAGTAACCCTGTCACTAGAGGTGTAACTAAATTTACTTTAGGCGCAGTCGATGAAGCGGCTTTATTTGTGTCTTTATCATTATTAAAAGATGAAAATAGAGAACAAATACAGCAGAGTGCATTGTTTGGTGGAGCGCTTGGTGGTGGTAATAAAATAGGGGGAGCAATAGTTGGTAGATTAATGAATCCTAAGTCTAAGTTTTTTATGCCGGCAACTCATAAAATGATACATTATAATATGAACCCTACTAATGTAATTGCGGGTTCTGCTTCAGGTTCTACTGTTTATCATTTTGCACAATTGTTAACAGACTCTGATGAGTTTATGAAGCTTTTAGAAGTTGATAAAAATGATCCAAATTATTCTAATTATTTTGGTCAAAAGCTTTTACAAAGCTGGACGGCAGAGTTTATTAAAATGACCTTGCTTAGCGGTACAAAAAATATTCCAATGTCACAAAAAGGCTTCAATAACCTTTATCATAGTATGCGTGAAGACGTCCTTAGAATGAAAGGTAGGGATGCTAAATCTGAAGGAGCTGCAAATTATTATAGTATTGACCATAATAGAATTGATAAATTTACTGAGGGTGATAAAAGATATAAACAAAATACATTAGAAAAAGATATTAATAAAGCTTATCAAAATAAATTAAATGAAATTGAATCAAACCAAAAAGATGGTAAAATTACAGAACAAGAAGCAAAAGAGCAACAAAGTGAAGCCTTAACAAATAAATTAATTTTAGAAAATAAATTAGCTTTAATTACTGCTAAAAAAACAATAGAATCTGCGCAAGGAAAAAAAGGTAATGAGCATTATTTTGTAAATGAAGCAGAAGCTAATGGTGTTGGACAAAAATTATTAAAAGGTGAAGAGTTAACTGAAAAAGAAAGCAGAAAATTTTCAAATGTAAACCCCATATATGTTCTTAATTCTTTAGGTGCTAGAGGAAGAAAAATAGCGGAAGGTAAAGATGGAATGGAGTTAATGAATTTACAACAGCTAAAAGCACAACAAATACAAGAATATTTAAATAGTAGCCCTAATTATAAAGTTGATTTTAATAATGAAAAATTAAGGCAAGAGACGTATGAGCATGTGTCCAAATTACATGACAATTTTTACAAGATTCAAGGTCTTGAAATGAAATCAGAAAAAACGGATGCAGAAAAAGAACAATTAAAAAACTTAAAAGAAAACTTCAAAGAGTTAAGTGAAGGGGAAACTCATAAAAAACTTAAAAAATCTATAGAAGATTATGTAAATAAAAAATATCAAGAAGATATTGCTTTTACAAAAGATATATTAAGAGTTACAGGCCAAACCAAAGGTCTTAAGCAAGCTAAATCAGAAAAAGAATTTCAAGAAATATATAACAGCGCAGGATTAAAATCACGAGATGTAAGAGGGGAGTTAGCTTTTTATAACCCTGTTACACAAAAAATGGTTATAAATAAACAACGTGCTTTACAAACAAGAACAATAACATCAGGTAAACACGAAGTATTACACCATGTTTTAAGAGACGTTTTAAAAAATGAAAAAGGCAAAGTAACTACAGAAGGTATTAAAATAATTGATGACGTTCTTAACGAATTGACACCGGAACAAAGAAAAGTTGTACAAGATAGAATAGATAATAATTATAGGTTTGATGAAAACGGAAAAGAAAAAGCAAAAGGAGATTATTACGAAGAGTATTTAACATCGTTATCTGAAGCTATATCGACTGGTGAAATTGCTTTTAGGGAAAATGTTGGTAAATCTTTATTAGACTTTATTCCTGGCATGAAGAAAAAAGGTTTTGAAAATCTTGAAATTGGTGTTGAAACTGGCCAGCAATTATTTAATTTAATAAAAAGTTATTCTAAAAATGAAACATTAGGTATTGAAGCAGCTAAAGCAATATCTAAAGATGCACCTGTAAAAGGCCTTAAAGGTGAGGGTAAAGCTTCAAAAATATCTAGCGAAATTAGTAATTTAGCTGTAAAATATAAAGATAATAATTTAACAGAAGAAGAAACTAAAAAATTTAGAAATCAATATATAGCTGCAGGTAAAGACGCTTTAGGTAGATGGGCAGCTAAAAGAGGTGTTCCTGTTAATGCTATTAAAAATAACGCTGAGGTGGAAGGTAAATTAATAGATCAATTTGGAAGTGTTACTAAAAATTATAAACCAATAAATCCCGTTACTGGTAAAAAACAAGAATTTACTACTTATTTAGGCAATATATTAGGTAGAAGAATAGGTACTAAACTTGTAGAAGAATATACTAGAAGTTTAGAAAAAACAAGTGTAGAGGAATTGAAAGAAAGAGGCACAGATGTAAAAGATATAATTGATGAAAAACAAAACATTGAGGACGCTATTGAAGTAAGCTTTGGAAATAAAAATGAAATGGAGCGAATTGGCAATGGAGCACCATCTATAATACAAAGAAATCTTAAAGTAAATGGTAAAAGAATATTATCAGAAGAAGATGGGCCGGCATTAAGAGATGAATTTATTGATGCTGCTATAAGAATTTCTGAAACATTAATAAAAGATTTAAAATTACCACCAGACAGTAAAGAATTTAGAAAACAATTAGGTAAAGAAATAGCTAAAGAAACAGAATTATTTAAAGAATTTAAGGAAAAACTAGATATTGGAACTGAAGCAAAATATGAGGCTTTTCTTAATGCAGTATTGCCTGGTATTATAAAAAATCCAAAAGGCTTGCCTTTATCATTTTATGTTCAAGCTGAAAAATTTTCACAAAGATTAGGTAGAGAGCCATTATTTGTTGTAAAAGAAGCGGACGCAAATCCTAGGTCTAAATATTTAAAGAAAGCTGGTGAAGGATATACAAGCGAAAATCCTGCTGCGCAAAATTATAGCAAAGCAACAACTAAAGCAATGATTGAATTGGCTATTAAAGAAGGTAAAGCAAGCTATACTGAAAATACAGCTAATGGTGTTTTTGTGTATAGCAGATTAGATACTAGAAAAGAATCTCCCAATAAAATAAAACAATTTTTTAAAGTTCAAAATACAAAAGAAAGATTTGTTGAAACATTGTTTAATCAAGCTATGATTGATGCTGTGATTGGACAAAGAAAGAAAAACCTATATTCTGTAACTGAAAAAGCAAAAATAGCTGAAAAAGCACAAAAAGAACACGATGTTTTCTTTTCTAAAAATGGAGATGGGAAAGCTAAAGGTAAAAGAGAAGAGGGGATGGGGCCTAAAGGTTTTTATAAAGATGGACCCGCACAAAATAAAGCTCATACCAATTTAATTAAAAAAGCTGTAAAACTGGCTAAAGAAGGAAAGATTGATAAAGCATTTGTAGAAATAATAACTTATGTACAAAATACAGCCCCTACAGGTTTGCAAGTTAATAGAAAAACTCCAGATGTATTTGAAGGTAAAAAGAGATCATCAAAAGATCCTAAAAAAATAACTGAAAAACTTTTACCAGGTGATTATAGAGTTAGTAGAGAAAATTTTGATTATAAACCTAAGGAATTAAAAGAAGGAAGCGGTTATACTCTTACTCTTCTTGAAGCAGGGTATCTTTGGAATGTAGAAAAATTAGGCAATATAGTAAAGGAAGCTCTTGGTAAACAAGAATTTAATGACGTTATAAAACATGGTAAATCTTCTCAAGGAAGAGGTGATACAAAAATAATGGCGGCTTTAAGCAAGAAAAATTTTACTAAAGAAGAGTTAACTAAGGAAGCTATAGATTGGTACGTTGAAAATGCTATTAAGCTGCATGAAATTGATTCTAGAGCTGCATGGGATTTATTATATAATCAAAATGCTAGCAGTGGAATAAACAGACAATTATCTAAAGTTATACTTCATGAATTAGGTACTAAAAAATTAGACACTAGATTAGAACACTTATTACAAAATGGTGCATTTAATAAGTTAATTCAAGAAATGGCCACGATGAGTGAAGCTGGAAAAAATCAAGTAAAAGAATGGATTAAAAAATCATATAGACAAGCTGCTATAAGTGAAACTACTAGAAAAATTGTTGATGGCACTTATGTAATAGAAGGAAGAGAGGGCAGATGGGAAGCTGCTTACGAATTGCCACCTATTATACAAGACGCTATTAACAGAATTAAAAAAGGTGAAAAAAATGTAGAAATTCCTTCAATAGATGCTAGGCTTTTTAACAGGGCGTATGGTAATAATACTGTTAATCCTTATGCTATAAAAACATTTGATAAAAATGGTAAGATTATTTCTAAGGCAGAAGAATATGGTTTAGGTGTAAAAGCTAATGTTTGGAGAAACAGTGTAACTGTTCAAAAAAATGCTGCTAATATTATAGCTGATATGATTGCTGGTAAAGTAACAAGAGCAGAAGGCATAAAAAGATTTAATAAAACATTACCTATATCTGTAGAACAAGGTAAAACAGCACTTAAATATTCTAAAGGTAAAACATCAGATATTGTTGAAGTTATAAATCAAAAAGAAAATAAAAGTAAAGAAATAAGGGAAGAACAAACTGCTTTATTTTCAAAACAAGATATTTCAAAACAATTCAATGGCTTTTTAGAAAAATCCACTGGTATTAAAAAAGAAGCTGTATTTGGTGCCGCAACAGCAATGGCTAGAGGTAAACAAGCTAAAACAGATTTTGGCGATTACTTTATACCCGTAGGTGCAGAAGATTTTGCAGGTTTAATGCATAAAACATTAGCTAGAGGAAAGCAAGGGGAAAAACAATTGGAGTTTTACGATAAAGTATTATATGAACCATATAATAAAGCTGTAGAAGCAATGACTAATGAAGCAATGGCATTAAAAAATGATTTTAAAGCAATAAAAAAACAATTAAATAATGTTCCTAAAACATTGAAAGAATTTACTGAAAGCGGGGTATTTACAAAAGAACAAGCTGTAAGAGTATATATGTGGAATAAATTAGGTTATGAAATCCCAGGTATAAGTAAAAAAGTTAAAAGCGAATTACTAAAAGAGGTTAATAAAAATGCTGACTTGCATACGTTTGCTAATGAAATACTAAAAATTACAAAAGGTGATGGGTATGCAAAACCTAAAGAAAGTTGGGTTGCAGGTAATATTGCAATAGACATGGTTGATTTATTAAACACCACAAAAAGAACAAAACATTTAGAAGTTTGGCAAAACAATGTTGATCAGATATTTAGTAAAGAAAATTTATTTAAATTAGAAGCTGCATATGGTGCTAAATATGTTAAGGCTTTGAAAGGGACATTAGAAAGAATGAAAACTGGTTCAAATAGAAAATGGGGTGCTAATGAAACAGTAGAAAAATGGAATGATTGGATTAATGGTTCTGTTGGCGCTATCATGTTCTTAAATACTAGATCAGCAGTGCTACAAACTATATCTAATATAAACTATTTAAATTTTAAAGACAATAATCCATTACAAGCTGCAAAAGCATTTGCTAATCAAAAACAATATTGGACAGATTTTAACA